ACGACAATCAATACGATGCAGTAAATGAGTTATTAAAAAGAAATCCAAATACTCATGCCAATTGTGAAGTTTTAATTCCTGAGTTAAACGATATTTTAGAAACTGACATTGATGTCATTTTTAACAGTTACAAAATTGCAGATTTTAAACTTGTTGGATATACTTTTGACGATGAAATAAAAGTGGAAATGTTAGCTCCAAAAGTGTAAATAAATTAAAAACATTTAAACAAAAAAAAGCCACTCAATTTTAGTGGCTTTTATATTTTGCGTAAAAGTATAAAATTGGAATAATTAAAAGTAAAAGCCACCAAATCGAATAGTTTTCACGCTCGGTTTCTTTTTTAATGTTTTCGGTATTTTCTTTAATTTTTAAAAATACTTTACTTTGGGACTGCTGCAATATTTTACTTTTATCTATCTTAATTTCTTTTAACACTTCTTTTTTTGAAGCGCTAAAGCGGTCAACTTTTGCGTTTTGCCACGTTGTAGTTGTGGTGCCATCCTTTGTGTTTTGGGTTTTAATTATCGGTTTCAAAACGTCAATAGGTTCTAGCTTTTCATTGCTAAAATTAACCTCTTTAACGGCTTGTTTTTCATTTTCAATATCTTTTACCGTTTCTACTTTTAAAACAGCTGAGGTTATAGTCTCTGACTGTTTGGCCGTTTCAATTTTAGATTTGTTGGACTTTCGAGCACCACAATTAAATAGCAAAAGTGATAGCGTAATTATAAGTATATTTTTCATTTAGTCCACCTTGCTTTTGTTCCACGAATATCATAATGCACGAAGTCGGGATAAATACCAACACCCCCCTGATCCATTTTACGCTCTAAAATAAGCTTTTCAATTAAAGTAGCTAGTTGTTTTGGCGTTGTATTTTGAGCTTGTAAATCAGAGGCTTTACCTAGTACATGCTGACTATTTTCCACACCACCGACTGCCCTGTTATGCTTTGGCGAACGGTAGCCACTAGTAATTGTAATTGATTGTTTTAATTCATACCTTAAAACCTGCAGGTTTTTCGCTAGTTTTGATAGGTTTATTAAAACAGCGGCAGGGAAGTTTGCTCCATCTCCTGATTGAAACTCTTGAAGTCTAAAATTTTCTGTTAATTTTGCCATTTTATTTTATTTTATTATTTTCGCATTTACTGCATTGGTCAATGTATTTTTTTAGCAAAATCTTTACTTCTCCTAGCTCGCTATTCATTTGGTCAAATTTTCTTTCAGTTTGCTCGGCAAATTTCTCATAAACCCTTTGAATTCCCTCCAATGCATCGCTGTTGGCCTTCTTTTCGTCAATACTTCGCATTTTTTTGCCTCCAAAAAAAGCAATTATTCCAGTCAAAATAGTGGCAATCACGCCTGAGCTGTCTAGTAATTTATCTATCATTTTAGGAAAATTTTGCAAAGTTCAACATAATCAAAATACTCTTGAAATTCCACGGGTTTTGTTTCCTTTTGCCGCTGAATTGCCAGTTCATCATCCATTGAGTACCGCTGTCTTATAAGCGGTATTAGCTTGTGTACTGCTTGAACTGTGTAAGTTTCTCCGTCTTCGTTTAGGCTGTAGCCTTGAATGTCCCAATGTTCTAGTCCCGATAAATCAGGCTGTCCGTTTGTTTTAGTTACTATCATTTTATATGTCTTTTATCAATTTTGATGAAATTACTACGGGATTTGCGTTTTCAAATGCCAAAAACCCAAAGAAATTTATGCTATTAAAATAACTTGTATCTTGAATATCTACTATTCGGTTAATGTTTAAAAAATTTGAAAATATAAAAACAAAGGTTTTTGATGGATTTGAGTATATTCTAAATTCTATATCTATCTCAGTATTTGTAAATTCCGAACCTTGAACACTGTCCATGCCTGTATTTAACGACAATAAAATAGTATCTACCCCATTTGTCTTTTTAGTTATAAATATAGTATTCCTACTAATTGTAAGTGAAATATTATTGTCTTTGTCTTTTAAAAATGCAACTCCCGCCCTTCTAGCGGTATTTGGGGGGCTATTTCTAAGTAAATTTTTAGATATATAAGAAGTTGTAACTCCTGCTGAAGTTATAGGAATTGCAGTTATTGAAAATTCCGAACTGTTTGCCTCGTTTCCAACTATTGACCAACCCGCCCCGTTTAAATTTTGATACACCTGCCCACTGTCGGCTGTGCCTAAACTTATTGAATTTGCACGTATAAAATTATCCCAATAAATTAATTTGTCAAAATTAATATCCGTTGCTAAATGAGATTTTAAAAACGGACTTTTAACTCGCATAAATTCAACCTCTGGAATTGCATCATAAGCCGTTCCGTTGCCTCGTAAAACGTTTCCTAACGCTGGATTTGGTAGTAATGCGTTTAATCCCGCCTTAACTGCATCAACGGTTGGATATTTTGCGCCCGTTCCATCAACCGCTAAACTATTTTGTTTGTTAGCCACATCTTCCGCCGTATATGCTAGAGCTGGTGATGCCACTGAACCGTTGGCCGTTGTTCCAATCGAAGGGGCGAAAATAGCTTGTGAAATGTTACTTAAATCAACTGCATTTCTAGTCAACACAATTGCGCCAAGGTATAGACTATTTTCCGCAATATCCAAATCAGTTATAAAAACATCTGAGTTTAACGCTGTAATTGCGGCGTTAAGAGTTGTGAATACTCTTTGTCCCGGTTGTATTCTAATTACCCCATCCTGAAAGATGTAAACTCTTTGGATAGTTGCTAACGTTGCAGTAGCAGCTACGGGTGTGATTGCCCCGTTTAAATCATAAATTGCGGGCGTTATATCTGTTATATCTAAACCCTCTGCTCCAGTTTGAGTTCTATACCTGAAAGTTATAGGTTCCTGCGCAGCTAAAGTAAACGAATGAGGTTGAGTTGTTAAGTTTTCAAAATTAGCTCCAGGCTTAAAAACTCGTCCTAATTCCTTTTTTATTTTTAAATTTGTAGAAACGGGAAAAATACGATTTCCGCTTAAAGATCGAAACCCTAAAGCTTCCAAAATATCTTGTACTTGACCACCAATTTCAATATTAATAGTTGGCTGATTGTCAATGTAAGTTACGGCGGAATTGTTTAAATGAATTAAGACCCCAATTCTTATAAAATTACGCCTTTGTGTAGCGGTTAAAGGTACGTTTGTGAAATATAAATCTCCATTAATGTCAACAGCTACGTATGTTTGTTTTTGAGTAGCGAGGTTCGGTATTGTATTTGCAATCTTAGCTACCCAAGTAACTTTTATATAAGTTGGAGTGTCAGGATCAGAATGTCCGTTAACAATGTAGCCAAACCCAGCCGAAAGATTAAACTTTGCAGCATTGGTATTTATTGTCAAAATCCCTCCTTGGTTCAAACCTGTTGGCCCCAAATTTTTAGAATTTGATACACCGATGTCGCTTAGCAGGGCAATAGTTCCGCTTTTATCTGGCAAAATATATTTTCTACTTGCGGTTAAAAGTAACGTTGAAAGTCTAGCCATAAAACCGCCCGCACTTCTGAAAACCGTTTGACCGTTTTCGTCCGCGCTTGTGCTGTTTCCAAATAGATTTACATCATTAAATGTGTTGCTTTGTCCTGCACCTTGCCCAAAAGCGTTTTGATTGTTTCCCGTATTTTCCGCTCCTGCGTTATCGCCAAAAGCGTTTTGATTATCTGCTAAATTATCTTTTCCAGCAGCTGGTCCAAAAGCATTTTGACTATCTCCTAAATTGTTTTTTCCTGCACCTTCGCCAATTTGATTAACATTTATTCCCGTTTGATCTGATCCAGCATCATTTCCAGCTTGAAATATTCCGTTAACTAAATTCTTATTTGCTCCTGATGTGGCTTGTTGTAGTGTAATAGAATTCGCTAAATCTTGAGCCGTACCCGTATAACCACCATTTAAAAGATAGTCATCTACAACTGGTATTGTAGGCTTGTTTTTAATAAAATCGTCCGCTGTATTATCATTTTGCAAAAAGTCAGCCTGTACGTTTACTTCTGCAAAATCCTCAATATTAGCAAGTTTGTTTTTTTCAGTAGTTGTATAATCGTTAGTACTCAATCCTTTACCCGCTTCTTTGTCTACTTTATTTGTAAACAAATCGGTAAAATTAGATTGCACTTTTATAAATGCAACCCTCAATTTGTCGCCTAATCCATCGTTTGGCTCTGATACGTTAAAATTTTCTTGTGCCATAATTTAATAAAATTGAATTATATTAGTCTCTCTTGTTACCTGCTCTACTTTGTATTCAGGAACGGGATTTAAACGAATAAAATCCTTGAATTGCACAAATACATTGTTTCCCAATTGGTTGTAAAGTGCTGACAATCTTGTGATTTCGTTTAAATCTGTCCTTTGCTCGGGCTTTATAATTCCGTTTTGGCTTATCTGGCTTGTATTTATTGCTATATAATGGCTGCACGAAAAATAAGCAAGCATAAATATTATGTATTTATCATAAAATTGTAAATAAACCCCGCTTAAATCATCATTTTCAATATCTATATTGATTTTATTGTACAAATCTACGCCTAAAATTGGTAAAATATCGTTGGTTTGTGCGATAACTATAAAAGGTTTTAATGCATCGGTATCAATATTTCCCGCAAAGCTTGTTAGTGCTGGGATGTCATTTTCTGTTAGCCAAATTTTCATATTGTTTCTGTTTTATCTAGTTCTTTTTCTTCTTCAAAATCCTTAAACCACGGCATAATTTCCCCGTCTATTAAATCCGTAATTTGTTTAATCCCGTCAACCCAATTTTGTCGCCTTGGATTAATTTTTTTACGGTAAAATATTTTCAATGCCATTGAGTACTCGTCTGCATTATTTGAAAATCCACCGCCCTGATTGTTTCCGCTAAATAAAATCCTTGGCATTCCGTGCGCAATTAAAATTTTACGTTCGGATTCCTCTGTAAAAAATGTAATATTTTCGCTTAAATTAGAAGGTGGAATTTTGTCGTACGTAACTGATTCCTCAATACTGTCGTTAAACGATACAATTACCTTTGCGGTGTTTTTTGTACCAGAAATTCTATCCCTTACTTTTTCAGCTTCTGATCTTGCAAGCTCTGGAGTTGCTTGTCTACCCTGATTATAGTTTACAATAACAACATCGTGAGCACCGTTTTCAATGTAATTTAATGCATAGTTGCCTACACCACCCTCAAACTTTGCAAAAGGAATGCAAGAAAAATAATCTGGAACGGCAAAAAACGGCTCTGATGTTGGCTGTCTAACCAAAAGAATTTCAAGGTTTTGACCTTCTGTGTATTGACCCGTGAATTTTGGGTAAAGCTCGGGACGGTAACGTTGTTTATTGTCCCAGTCATAAGAAAACCAGTAACCCTCAACCTCTAAAGTTAATTGATTGTATCTTATTCCTAATTTATAAATCGGAATATATTTAATTTTTAACGGTATTTTCGTTTGCTCATTCCAAATAACTTGAACGGCAAAACCTCCATAAATTCCATCATCTTTGCAAGTCAATAACACGTCTTCTGATGACATATATTGTCTTAAATTAACTTTTCCAACGCCTTCATCAATTAGTCCTTCTCCGTACATATAAGTACGAATATCATTCAATATTGAGCTATTAGTTGGGCTATCTTCATATGCATCTTTATACGTAATATAATTTGCGTTATTTACGTTGTTTTTGCTGTTAAGAATGTAGTCAATGCCAACTCTTGGCTTAATGTCAATAGGTTGGTACACGCTGAATTTTTCAACTTTACTCTCAAAAGTAAAAGTTTGCAGCCCTTTATTTGTAGGTAAATCGTTCGTTTTGTTCGGCATAATTGAAGTTTTGAATGTTAGTTCCTTCTTTTAAAATTTGTATTTTTCCCAAATACAATATCTCGTTACCTCTTTTTAATTCAAATTCAAATTTATCTAAAATCTTAAATTGAGCGGGTTGATTTGTAATTGTAATTTGTAATTTTTGACCAACTGTAAAAGTAAACGCTGGCGTCAAAATTGTGCTTCCCGTTTCTTTTCTTAAAGTCAAAGTTAAATTATCGCTTTCAAGTGGGTAAATTCGTGGAATTAATGAAAAAACTAAGGGTGTATTTAAAAAAAGTACTTTCATTTTATTTTTTGGTATAAAAAAAGCCGTAATTTCTCACGGCTTTTTGTTTAGTATTTTAGAATTAAACAACCGCTTTCAATGCCGCTGCATATTCTACCAACGCTGGTGCTGTAAGTAAATATTCTCTTGAAAAGTCAGGCTCCATTGTTTGGAATGTAACTGTAAACCCGTTTAAATCTCCAATAGTTCCACCCGTTTGATCGTCAATTGTAATTGCCATTGCTCCATTCTGTGAACCTGCAACCGTAATAGTTCCATCTTTTCTCTCAAGAAATAAAACTACTTCTCCGTCAAGTAATTTCTTAACATCGCTAACGGTTTTAACACCATCAGATTTTGGCACGTTCAATATAATAGGTAAATTACCTGTAACTCCCTTGCTTCTATTGTCGCCACCACTTATTCCATTTTCAACGTAATTAGCTGTTGTTGCTTTTACTTCAAATCTCGCTAAAGTTGTTGAAGCAAATGATGTCGCAATCTCAAGTACGCCTGTTGCTGTTGTAACTACTTTTGTAAGTGAATCAAATACTCCAATTGATACGGCGTCTATTCCTGCTTGTCCTGATATACACGCTAATTTTCGTGAACCTCCTAATGTAACACACATATATTTTTTGTTTTAAAAAGGGCGTATTTTCAACGCCCTTATTATTTTTTATCCTCCGTAAAGAACTCCATCGGCTTGTGCCATTACCGTTGCATCTAAAGTGTAAATAGTTCGTACGAACATTACATCAGAATCGTTGTCAACTTTACCAGTTTCAAAACTAGCGATATCAGCCGTTGAATCAGTTGAAAGATAGATTACAGAAGGTCTTTGAACGTAAACAAAACCCGTAGGGAATGGTATAAATTCAATCACTACTCCATTGTATGAAATTACTTCTGCTGCTCCAGCACCAGTAACCAAGAAGTTTACTTGTTGTGCTGCTCCAACTGCATTATTTGCGATTAAAATTAATTGTCGGTGGGCATAAGGTGCATACATAACTGGCAATTCTGCAGCTTCGAAGCTTTCTGGCTTTACTGCCGCAAAGATTTTAGCATATTCAGCGGCAATATTTGCAGCCGTTACGGTTGTTCCTGTAACTTTAATATAGGCTCCTAAAGCTGTTTCATCATATAAAACTCTTGACAATACACCATCTACTCCTGCTGCGTCAGCCGTGTAAGATGCTACTGCGGTTTTTGCGGCTGCAGTAATAGATCCTTGACCAGCACCAGCTGTTAATCCCGCAATTGATGCTTGAGCACCTGCTGAAAATCCAGCCCAAAACTTTAATTGTGCGTCCTGCGAAGTCTTTGGAGCTGTTAATTGTAGTACTTGAGTATTAAACTCTGAACTGTCAATGTTTAATGCGCCTTGTGCCATATCTCGATTAAATCGAGATTGTCTTAACGCTTCCATTTTAAAGGTGTACTTGTATTCAATCTTTTTTGGATTAGCTACACGATCTTTTAAAACAGGACCACCTAAAGAATTTAATCTCTCTCCAGTATAAGCTTGACCAACAACGTTAACGGCTGTTTCCGTGATAATTGTTGAAGCTTTCACATCGTCTGCGAAATTTACTAAACCTCTTTCTACTGTTTTGTTAAGAAAAAATATTTCTTGAATAATTGGTGAAACTGCTTCCCCTCTAATTGCTATTGGACTATAAGTTATTGCCATTTTATTTTATTTTTTTATTGGTTTTTGTAAATTTTTAAATCATTTATTAAGAAATCAGCTTGTTCTTCTGTGTAATTTTCTATAATATGTAATTCTACATCTATACCTTCTGGCAATGATTCTAAAAACATTTTATAATTTACATTATCGTCAAATGCATTTAAAATAATTTTACTTTCTTCTGTATCAACTTTTTTTTGAGTTGCCATATTTTATTTTTTTATTGGTTTTTTTTTGATTCTCGATATTTTTCTAGGGAAGTCATTTCAGTAAATTGCTTTTCTTTTGGCAAATTAACTATTGCTAATTTTTCTGCTTTAAAAACTGCTAAATCATTTTCAGCTTTCACTTTTTGTGATTTCATTGTTTCTAAAGTTGTAGCATCTTCCACATCTTTA